TCAGTTTTATGCCCGTTTTCACAGGCAAAATCAAATAGTCTTTTCATTCAGTTCCTCATACGCTCTTTCGCTGACCTCTTTCAAGGTTCTCAGCCAAGTTAGTATTGACAATTCACCCTTTTTGAAGTGTAAAGACGCTTCATCAGGGATTGTACTGATATTGTTCAATGAATTTATCATTGTGTCAACATCTTCCATTAAATCCTTCCACCCACCTGTTGCCATAGTATCAAATCGGGCTTCATAGTACTTTTGTAGTTCAGGGGTCACGGGTTTCCTTTTCTTGGCAATATGTGCCAATATCATCTCTGTTTGTAGTTGATCAACAGTCCTCGGCATCTTCAAAACCAACCTGATTCTTCAAATCAGAATAAAGGGTTTCCATCAGATTACCTGTTGGCGTTGCACAGTAATAAGCATGGTTTGCCACCTCTTGAGCATTTGCTTGCCTAGCATCTGCGTTTGCAGACACAGACACTTGATAATGACATTGATCTTTATTTGCAAAAATATTGCTTATTCGAGCATAAGCCTCGGTAAAAGGAACGCCAACATTACTTGTAGAAATAGAAATTTTGAGTGCCATGTTTATCCTTAATATGTCATTTCTGTTGTGCGTATTTGTGCAACCCAACGAATAGTAGTTGCCGCTGCACCTGTTACTGTGATTTTTAAACCACCATTGGTTGTGTCTGCGGTAGCGGTAACAGCCCATGTAGCCGCCCCTGCATCTGCATATAAAGAAGTTACTGTTGGTGTACCTACTAGTGCCGTTGATGCCGTTGTTGTTGCACGTTTAATAACACCTTCGATATACCATCCTTTTGTATCCCCTGCGGCAGTAACTCCTGCAACACATTCACCTCTAAAATAATAAGCAGAATTGGCAGGTAATATGACTTGATTAGTGGTGGTTGCCGCACTTGTATTACATCTCAAAACAGTAGCAGTTGCATCCGTTGTTTGCACACCAAGAATAAGCACAGCAGACTGAGACATTCCTAAAGTATTTGCAAGAGGCGCAGATGCAGGAATAATAATATTGCCTTCTATGCTTCTAGGTGTTCCATATTTACCCCCAAGAACAACACTTGATGTCCCATTTGCTGTATTTGCTTGTCCACTTATAATTGAACTAGTGTCGGATGTTGCATTAGAGTTAAAAGAACTAATAATAGAAGTTCGACCACCACTTACGCTATTTCCAGAGCCAGCGAAAACACCACTATTTGCACCACTTACGCTATTATTATTTCCACCAATAGAAATTGAATTTATGTTGGTTGCACCATTACTATCGCCAAGAGTTACAGAACTTGTCCCGCTTGAATTATTACTATTTCCACCCCCAACAAATGAATAATTACCACTTGATGTATTTTGATAACCGCCAGCAATTACAGCATATGCGCCAGTAGCATTATTTTGATAACCCGATAAAGAAGCCGCATAATAATTTAATGGAGCAATTCCACTACCGCCAAAAATTATTACCCAGTTAGCAGAGCCAGTTGCTCTAAGCGTATTTTGAGCAATATAACAAAACGTGACTGAACCACCTTGTCCCAAAATGCAAGGTGCTTGTAATGCTTGTGGAAAAGGGTCATTTATTTGAATTGATTGCGTGTTTGCTACGTATCTTTCATTTTTAAATGTTATGGTTTTACCCTGTGCTGGATTAGGTGGCAAGGTAACTTGAATGGTTGTTGTACTTCCACCAGTAGCAAAAAATTGCACAGGCGCACAATCATTTGGCAATGCAATATTTATTGTTCCTGTATTTGATTTGCTGTAATCCCACCATTGAACTGTGGGAGTTTGCGTAGATGGAAAACCATTAAACATTAATAATCTCCACCAACTACTTGAATTCCATAACCAGCCGCTACCGCAGTTCCAAACGTGTAGTAAATCTTATACCCTGCTGGCAAAGACGCATTTATTGGAAGAATTACATCAGGCAACTCTGCTACCTGTGAAACAGTTGTTGCCGCCAATGTTCTTTCAAAGAATTGTGTATTGTTAGCGGCAGTTGCTGTTGTTGCACCATTGTTAATCCAAACACGCATAACTGTTGCTACGTTTGTACCCAATGCCCTGACTCGAATAAAATCAACTCTAGAGCCATTTGTTGCGTTGGCTGTAAAACCTGAGTTGTAGTTAGTTCCCGCAGTCAAGTCGGTAGTTGTGTTTGCAACAAGACCTGCCGCATTAACCCAATTTATTACTGGAACTAAAGGAAAAACTGGTGATGTATTTTGTGCCATTTAAAAGCCTCCAAATGATTGTGCTTGCATTTTTGTAATAGGAAGTGATGAACCACCACCTGACGAGGCAATAGAAATACCGCCTGACGAATTTGTAATTGTTATGTTGCTACCAGCAGTCAAATTTGCATAAGAAAACCCTGTGCCATTTCCAATCAATAACTGACCATTGGTGGGAGTAGATGCAAGAGCAATTGCCAATGTGCCACTTGTTGTTATTGGTGAACCAGTAACAGACAAGAATGATGGGACAGTTGCCGCAACGCTTGTGACTGTGCCACTACCGCTAGGAGCCGCCCACGAACCATCACCACGCCAAAAAGTAGATGCTGATGCTGATGTACCGCCATTAAGGTTAGTAACAGGCAAATTACCCGTTACTTGTGTTGCAAGATCAACATTTGATAATGTGCCACCAAGGGTTAAATTACCACTTGATGTAACTGTGCCTGTTAATGTGATGCCGTTGACTGTTCCTGTACCGCCAACACTTGTAACTGTTCCGCTACCTTTGTTGTTAAACGTAGTCCAATCAGCAGAACTTAATGCGCCACGATTAGTTGCAGATGCGGTAGGTACATTTAAAGTGATTACTGGAGTTGTAGTTCCATTAGCCACAGTAGAACCCAAATCAGTCCCTGTTGTACCTAATGTAAGTGCCGCTACACTTGTTACAGTTCCACTACCTTTACTATTGAAAGTAGTCCAATCAGTAGAAGTCAAATAACCGCTAACTGATGTAGTCGCCGCTGGAATTGATATATCAGGTGTTGCCCCGCCCGATGATAAAACAGGACTTGTCGCAGTTACAGATGTAACGGGTGCAGTACCGCTAGATGCGGCAGTTATTAAACCTTTGCCATTTACTGTAAGAGTTGCATTGGTAAACGAGCCAACATTTGTGTTAACTGTGGCAAGCGTTCCAGCCGCAGTCACATTTGTAGACCCATCAAAACTTGGACTTGTGTAAGCCAAGTCACCTGTAATGGCTAATGTTCTTCCTGTTGTAAGAGTTGCGGCACTTCCTGTTGTACTTTGATTTAATGTAGGAATGTCTGCCGCAACAACTGCCCTAAATGTTGGCACTCCAGAAACCCCATTAGGTGCGCCTAAAATAAAATTAGCAGTCTTACTTGCGTAAGGGTTCTGAGTGTCACCATATCCAGATGCTAGGCTAATTGCTGGTGTAGTACCACCAGACGATACAACTGGAGAAGTTCCTGTTACAGAAGTAACTGCGCCAGATGCGTAATATGCAAGGCTATTCCATACTGTAACGCCATCTCCAATTTTTATTTTATAAGTGTCTATTTCTAAGCCGATTTCTCCTTGAGCAAGGAGTGTATTTGCCGTTGTCCATTGGCTTGCAGTACCTCGTCTTAACTGAATCTGAATAGCCATCAAGGACTCCCTGCGTCTAGGGCGGTAGTACCGCCATAGATAGTATTGTAAAACCCACCATCAGCATTATAAAAACCTGTGCTTGTACCAGCACCAGATAATCCAGCCGCACCACGATCACCCTTTTCGCCTTTTTCGCCTTTTACTTCGCCAACATTGATTGTTTTGCCATCAGACAATGTAAAAACAAGGGAATCGTCAAAATCAACTTTTGCGGTGACAACAGAAATGCCATCTTCACCATTTTTACCATCTTTACCAGTTAAGCCGTCTTTTCCATCACGCCCATCTTTACCATCTTTGCCATCACGACCAACATTACCTTTATCGCCTTGTAAGCCACGCTCACCTTGTTCTCCTTTGAGTTTTTTAACAGTATCAACTTTTTCTGTTAATTTTGGTAACTCTTTATCAAGAAGAATAGCAATGGCAGAAACCTTGGCTTCTGTTGAAATATCGGAAAGAATGACTTTTTTAAGATTCATTACTCACCAATAATGCTTTTTAGGAATTCATTGTCTTTTTGGCTTTGCTTTTGTTTGTCCATCATCTGCATTTCAACAATCTTTGCTTTGTTTTTAATGTCAGACTCTTTGAGCATCAAATCAGCAATTTTGACTCTCTTATCGAACTCACGAGAAGCCAATTCGTCTTGGTTAGGCAAATTCTTTGTTGTTGCCGCCATGTTTTTTGCCTGAACCTCGGCTGGCATCAACTGTGCCTCAGTCATTAACTTCTGAGCCTCTGCACGATTCTGTTCTGCCTGAGTAGTGTTGACCGCAATCTGCGCTTGAGCCGCTTGCATAGCCAATTGTTGTTGCATTTGTTGCATTTGTTGTGCTTGTGGGTCAGGTTTACTCATCTGCTCCAACATAGCAATCAGTTCCATCCTGTTAGATAGGCTTGAATTAGCCAAAATTCCCTTCAAGATGACAGGCAAGACAGGAGTATTTGGGCCAAGCGTCTGAAGTAGACCAATAAACTGCTGTTGCTCATACTCTCTAGCAATAATGCCAAGCGTTGCAGTAGGTACAAAGTTCATGTCCACAGAAGGATAACGCTCTGGGTCAAACTGCATGAACCTGAAAGCCGCCTTCTTGATGAACGGGATCAAGAAATCCTCTTGGAAGTTCACCAAAGTGCGTTTGTACTTCTTAATGATAGAAGCGACAGCCATCGACATACCGCCTTGACCACCATCTCTAGCCACATTGCTGATCATGCCCTGAGAATCAAGAGTTCCCGTTGCTTGTAACAACATACGCTCAAAGTCTTTAGCCGTAGCCAAGTTGTTAGGGTCAGTTGCTCCAAACTTGAAGGGGTAAAGAATCTCAGAAGGTGCGCCATTGGTAAGGATTGCCTTGCCAGGCTTTACCTCAAACTTCATTCCTCTTGGCAAACGAGTAGCGTCCATAGCAATCATGGGGCTAGTGGTAAGTGCAAGGGAGTCAAGGTGGCTACGAGTCTGTGCGTCAATAGCCTTTTGCATATTGAACGCTTTTTCTACTGTGCCTCTGCCTAGCAATCGGTTCGGTACTGTGTCATCCTGATAAGTCAAGACGGGACGATCCTTCATCATGTAGGGATTGGCTTCAGCCTTTAGCAGTTGACCATCATTGGCAATCACAACAATGGCTTCTACCAAGTCAGAATATTCCTCTGCCTCAGAGTTATCTGGGAAAAGGTCAACAATGTCTTTGTTTTCTTCAAGATTCTCTAGGTATTCTCGTGGCACTAAGCCATAGTAGGTGAGGAGAAGAACTTTCTCATCTTGGTATTGGCTTACCTCTTGGGTAGGCTCTAGGTCAGAATCGTCACCAGTAGTGGTGATGTTTACCTTGCGATAGATACCAGCCTCAATGCCTTGAACAACCTTGTGAATCGAGACATACTTCTCAATCGCCACACCCATACAGTCGCTAACAGAAACTCCATTGGGGTCAAACAAGAAGTTCTTTGGGTTTACAGGAGAAATCTTGACAGCAATTCTGTCTCTCTCCAACACTCCAATAGCCGCTTGCCCCATCTGATTGGGGATTGGCTGAGTGGAAGGGACATACTCTGTCTCAGTCATCACCACAACTTCGCCTATGCCTGTGCCATAAATCTCAGCCATCAGTTCAATCTGATCGATTGCTTTCCTAATCTTGTCTTTCTTGAAGTCTTCTGTGAGTTGACGCTTAATCATCTCCACATCTATGGGGTTGCCATTGACATCTTGGATGTTGTCTTCAATGTCAAAGAAGTCGCCTTGACCAAAGATTGCCTCCATGATCTCAGCATGGCGAGTCTCAACTGCTTGTTGAGTAGCAGGGGTAACAATACGGCTACGCTCAGACTCACGGGTTTTGTCTTCTACTGCCCATTCACCACGGAAGATGCGTTCGTACTCTAGCCAATCGGGAAGAAAGTTGGTATCTCTGTAATCACGCCAACGATCACAATGGTCAACAACAAAGGCAGTTAAGTCCTTGTCAGCCTGTGTAGGCTCATCGTAACTACCCTGATCTTCGATCTTCACTTCTTTGTCTGTTGCCATTTGTTGTCCTCACACACCGCTAATTATGTCTACAGGCTCCCACTCATCTTCTTGGTCATCCTCAAAGTACGAGGTAACAGCCAATTGATCTATGTAACTTAGCGCATCTGGCAAGTCATCATGCACTCCAATGGCAGGAAATAAAAGAAGTTGATCTTTAAATTCATCCCAATCTTCTTCAGAGTTCAGCACAATACGCCCATGCTCAAAACGACCTTGGAGGCTCCAGATAATTCTGTCAGCCTTTTTCCTGTTGCCATGCGTTAAGTCAACTATATGCGAATATACATTATTTTTACGCATTAAGTCAGACAAATATGGCAAAACTGCATTTTTTAACGCACCTCGCTCAATTCCAACAGCCAAAGGTCTGTAATCTCGCATCTTCATTAGGATGGTTGCCGCAGTCTCACGGATGTCCCACCTACCATAAACAATCTCTTTGACAAACCATTTGCCATCATCAGTTACCTTCACAACAGCAATAGCCGTCTGATCTAGCCTCTTCTTAGAATTAGCCGCTTGTTTGGCAACTTCCTCAAATCCTGCTAAGTCAATCGCTAAGTAGTAACTGCCGTACTGAGGTTCTTCCCCGTACTTGATCCACTCTTCCTTGAACACATTGCTACCAGCATTGGTAAAACTAGCCATGTATTCTTGCTTGAAAGCAAAGGTAGAGAGGGTTTTCTTGGCTGACTCAATCTCAGTAGGGTCGATCAAGGGGTTATCTTTGGTGGTGAAGTGCCAAGACTTCCAATCGGCATCATCTTCAGACTGCCCTAACTTGTACAGATCGTAGAACCAGTTTCTGCCCTTTGGCGTACCAATGAACATGGCTCTGCCCTTTTTGTCTGACAGAGAAGCCCTGATTACTTGCTCCCACGCTTCAGGCTTAATGTCTGCTACCTCATCCAGTACGGCATAGGTAAGGGACACACCCCGTA